TGTTAGTCGTTTATATACCATTTACCTTTAATTTCTTCTGTTGAAAATATTTTAACCGCCTTATGTTCATATATTGTTTTATAACCTTCTCTTTTTATTTTTGTTGCATCTTCATAAATTTCGTATTTAAAACCACTCTCACAACTCTCTATCTCTTTCCCTTCCTCAAAAGCTTTAAACGCTTCTTGGAATGTGTATTGTGGTCTTTTAAATTGTTTAGTTAATATTTCCATTCCTTTCTCATAACAAAAAGTTTCAAATTGCTTATTGAACTCTTCCATTTCTAACTTACCTTTCAAAATAGAATTTAAAATTTCGTTTAATGTCATTTCTTCAATCTTCATATTGTTACTCTCCTTTTTCTTCGATTTTTTCAAACATTTCTTCTGTCCAATAATGTTCTGCTTCATCTTCCAAAAATATATAATATTCTCTATCTTTGATCACTTCTTTTATAGTCATTTCTTTACCTCTAAAACCAAGCATAACATCAGTAACCCCCGGTTCATTTCTATCATATATTAAATCTTCTCTAACCTTCACTTTATCTCCAACTTTTAACATCTTACCACCTCTTAACATCTTTCTCTTTCAATAATTCTTTCTTACCTTTTAGCAAAGCTTCTTTTATGTCCTTTTCTCTCATTTATAGCATATTGTTGCTTAATCGCATTTGCTAAGTCCATTATCTCCCCTCCCACAACTTAATACTTTCGATTCTCTCTATAGGAACTATTATTTCCCCTTGTTCATCTTCCATTTTTACTCTATAATCATGTATCTCTAATATTCTTCCTTTTATAGTTGTCATACTTGTTTCTAAAACCACAAAATCTCCATCTTGGAAATAAAATCCGTTTTCTCCCACTAAATAATTAATGCTCACTTTTCTAATTGACATTTATTTCTCCTCCCAAAACCTTTCTATTTCATATTGACTTATCTTTCTTGCTTTTTCTCTCTCAATTCTTTCGAGTTGCCTTACTATCTTAGTTTCTTTGATAAATTCTAAATGATTTAATTCTGAATCCGTCATAAACAGTTTTAGTTGCTCTAGCATTATCTCAACATCTGCAACCTCTTCAACGAAGTTCTCTTGAAAATGCAAGTCGTTTCTTACTGTCTTAGATATAGCAAGTATTAGCTCTGCTAACTCTTCTTGTGTTTGTCTTAACTGTGGTTCTTTGCCATAATAGTTGGCAATTTGAATTAGTTTTGATTCTCTATTCATCTTTTAACCTCCAAAACTTATTTACAATTCAATTATAACATACTTAATTATTTTGTCAATAGTTATTTATTCATCTTCTAAAATTATTTTTGCAACCTTATATCCTTGCCTATTTTTAACATCTTTATCAATTAAATTCTTTGTTGAACTATCCCAACAACCTAAAAATGCTGATGTTTCTTTTATAGTATCAAAAAGTTGTATAATAGGCTCACCCTTTACATTACAATCATATACTGCATAACAAACCTCTCTTTGCGTTCTAGGTCTTTTCTGTTTTTCCTCTTTAAATTCTATAAATTTCAAATCGCTTCTTTTATTTCTTTTGTTACTCTTTATTTGTCTTGATATCATATTATGGTTTATATTCATCAATCTACCTAAAGCTCGTTGAGAATCCGCTATCGCTATAGGTAATCCAAATACATCTTTATTGAATGCTAATACCATCTTAAACCCTCCTAATCCACTCTTCTGGAATACTTAAATTGTATTCTTGAGCTAACATAAACGCTACTTTAGAAAAATTAGCAATTCCATAGACTTTTTTAGCGACTGATATTAGGTTGCCAGTTCCACAATGTGTAAAGCAAGTGTAAATACCTTTTTCATCATTTATAACTAAAGCCCCTTTGTTATCTCCGCCATGCAAAACACATCTACCAATATAATTGCCATTCATATACTTAAATTCTCCACCTAGATGCTTCTGTATGAAGTCTTTTAAACTTATAGATGATATCAGTCTGTTTAAACACTCTTCTTTATATTGTGGTTTAATATAACCCTCACCGTCATATTGAGTATATCCTTTTTCAATAACTTTTTGCTTAGCTTTGTTATCCCTTTTCAGTTTAGATTGATAAGCATTTATAAGTTTTACCATTAATGCGCAACTTATAGGAATATCATTCTCTCTATAAGTTACTTCTTTGTTGGTGCCAGCCCATATACGATTTGCGTTGCTTGTAGCTTGATCTAAATATTTATTAAATTTCCATTGTAGAGCTTTATACAACAGTTTGTATGTTTCTACATCAATAGGACTTTCTAATCTATAAATCAATCTGAATTTAGTGTAATCAGTATCACTAAAAGTTGGATATTCTATTATAGGGTAAACACCTAGTTTTTTATTTACTAATGCAACCATTTCAAATAATGTGATCTCATTTTCTTTGCTATCTACATCTAAAGCAATACACTCTAAACAATTAATGCTGCTTTCAAATATATCTTTACTATCTTCTTGAAATTCAGCTAATAAAACAGAATGACCTCTTTTTAAATATTCTTTTATTTCTCTATAATCAACGTATATACAAGGGTAATTTTTCATACCCATCGTAATATCTATCATGTCAGTTGCAGTTGGTTTAACTTTATAACCTTTCTGACTTACTTTAATCTTAATCATCTTCCTAACCTCCAAAACGAATTTACAAGTTAATTATATAATCACTTAATTATCTTGTCAACAATTTTATTAAAAAGACTAGATTTTACTCTAGTCTATAAATTTTATTTATTTTCTCCCAAGTATTTCTCCTAACTCTTTTGTCTCTTATCTCTACACCTAAATAAGTATGATAAGGTATTCCTATAAGTTTAGCGGCTTCTTCAATAGTTAATCCTAACTCTTTACGTTTAGCTTTTATCTTTTCTCTATTTATAAAAACATCTTTCATAGTCTTTCTTGATTTTTCTCTAGCTTTTTCCTTTAAACATTCTTTACATATAGATCTATAACCATCTTTCCCTTGTGGGTGGTGATAGAAATTAGTTTCTATATCTTCGAATGCTCTGTTGCAATTAGTACAAATTTTCATTTATTCACCTAAAATGGACATTCTTCTTTTATTTCTTCAAGAAAAGAATTTTCTAATCCGTTCCCTTTATTTTCTTGTTTGTTATTACCACTTATAAAATCAAAAGTTTCTACAACTACGTCAGTAGTATATCTTTTAGTCCCGTCTTGAGCTTCATAACTTCCAGTTCTTATATTTCCGCTTATAGCAATTTGAGAACCTTTAGAGAAATATTGATTTATTATATCGGCAGTTTTACCGAACGCTATACAATTTATAAAATCAGCTTCATCTTTCTTGAACTTTCTGTTTACTGCTAACGTAAATCTAGCAATATTAGTATTACCCGTTCTATAATCTACATCTTTGCTTAAACGTCCTAATAAGTTAACCTGATTCATATTATTACCTCCTTAGTTGGAAAAGTGAGGCGTACAAGATATAGGCGAATATTTTATTCTCAACACTATAAACTCACTCAACCAACTTAAATTTATTTACAATTTAATTATATACTTATTGATTTATTTTGTCAAGACATTTACTGCATAAACCTTGTTCACACAATAAAACTTTATAATCTACAAATGGAATATGAGGTTTTAATAAATCTATCATAGTAAAAGCTAATTCTCTAATCTCTTTCTGTGCATGAATACATTTTCTTTGTCTTAAAAAGTTTCTAAAGTTGTTTAAATCCATTGTAACTATTAGATTGCAAGTTGTTGCTTGCGGAAGAATCGCTCTAGCATCTTCTTTTTTAACTCCATTCCTAACCATAACTTTATATAAATCGAATATCTCTTCGTACATACTCCACATATATTCTCTCGTCATTTGTTCTTTTTCTTTATCTCCTATATAACTTAAATCAGGCATAACTACACTGAAATTTTCTGCGTTGATATATCTTTGTGATTGCACATTAAACTTAAATGTTCTATGCCTAGTCAACTGTGCTAAACACGCTCTTGAAATCCCTTCTATAGCAAAGCTAAAACTAACGTGTTCTAGCGGGCTAGTGTGTTGTTCCATCATAAGAGGAACTATAAAATCGCACATTTCCTTCTCACTCTTAATTTTTATATTATCCCAAGAATCCTTACTGTAGCATATTCTATAAGCCTTATATATCTTTTCTATTGGATTGTTTGTTATATCTATTAAACTAACTTTCATTATCTCTTACTCTCCTTTAACTCTTTAATTATAATCGCAGTAGCAACCCCTCCAACTGTAACACCTATTAAAATAGGTTTTGCTAAGATGCTGCTATTTGGATAGGCTATTAATCCCATTAAAGCTATTCCTACACTTGTAATTAAACTTGCTTTACTATCACTCATTCAATTCAACCTCCACATTAAAATTTCTTAAAAGATAATTTCTAACTTCATAATATAAAGTGTTGTATATCTCACTTCCCATATATTCACTTGGTATTGCTTCTATAGTAGTGTTGTATTCAGCTTCAAAGCCTTTTATCCTAGCGTGTAATGTTTTAGGCTCGTACCTACTTCTATACTTCCCTTCTCTTAAATGCTTATGAAACAACTTATCCTCTATAAACAATCTAACCTTAGTATTATTAGCTTTTAAAATAGCAAACTCCTTACTTATTCTTGGATAATCGGAAGTACTGAAATTACTCGCCATTTCATCTATAGACGCCTTTCTTTCTACCACTATAAGTTTATCGAAGTATAAATCCCTTTCTACGCCTTTCAGAGTACCTTTAGGGAGAAAACAACTATAATCTCCTTGTTCTAACTTTTGAACCTTAAAAGGTTTTTTCTTAGCCTTAAACCACGCTAACACGTGGTCATTAGCTTTTTCTCTTGTATCGACTATCATAGTTAAGTCTTTTAATGCTTTTTTTATTTCTGTTTCAGTAAATCTATATCTCATTATTTTTGAACTTTCTCCAATCTACTACAAATGTTATCGTACTGATCTTTAGTCATTTGACTTATATCAGATACTCCAAATTCTTTTACGCATTGAGCAGTTATAGTTGCTTGGTTTATTCCTTTAGATTTTCCTATAGCGAACAATCTGCTTAATTGCTTATCTGATAGACCTTCCTTTGGCTTAGAACTTCCATGAGTAGTTAAATTTGCATCATCATCTTCGCCTGTATTAAGATTTAAAATAGCTTGATATGAATATCTTCTAAGATAAGTTATTAAGCTACCTGCTTGTTGTGGGTCGTTTTTAACTGGTTTCATGAATAATGGTTCACTCTCTATATATTCCCCACTCTCATGTAGTAAATAGTCTGTATTCCTATTTCTCCAGTTTCTTTGCTTAACGGCATTTGTAAGACTGATAAACCATTCTTCTGCAATATATCCCTAGTTGCTAATATAAGCTTATCAAGTGTTACATAATCACTTTTGAAGAATGGATTTTTAGCATCTTTTGATATACTTGTTACTTCGGCATTGAACTTCGCTAAAGCAACTGCTAATTTAACTATTGTTTCACTTCTATTCATAAAAATACCTCCTTTTAACTGACAATTTAATTATACACTAACTTAACTACCTTGTCAATTATCTTATTTTTAAACTTTCCTCTTGTACTAACTTAGCCCCCTCTATCATTTCCCCATTCTTCAATGCTTCTTTAAGCATTTTCTTATCCACGCTAGGAGTATTTACAATAAATTGTCTCGGTATAGCGTTTAAATCCTCTACAATCGCTTTAGGAGGGTTTTTCTTTACACTTACAGTAAATATACCACCTTTGACTTCTCTCTTCTCTAATCCGCTTATAGTATCAAATAAGTACCCTTGTAAGTTCTCAATCTTATTCTCTCTTATCTTTCGTTCTCTTGCTAATCTTTTTTCTTCCGCTTTTAACGCTTCCGCTTCTGCTTGTAGGTTTTTAATTAATCTCACGATATTTTCTACCTTTGTAGATAAATCGCACTCTAATCCTTTCATAGAGTTTATAACTAATTCTTTTAGATTTTCATCTTCTCCAGCATTTTCTAAAACTTGTTGTAAGTTTCTAAAGTTTTGTGATAATTCATATAGTTTCATTAAATAACTCCCTCCTCTTTAAACTGTTTTATATAAGGTCTTAAAACTTTAACCGTTTCCGGTTCTTTAGGACAACCTATCATAAAAGCGATTCTTTTAATAAATCTAGTTGTTAACTCCGGACTTTTATAAGTCGCCATGTTGGTTTTGCAAGTCCTTTCTTCCATTCTTCTCCAATCTTGAAGAGCTTTCCTAATTTCACTTTTCTTAATAACCATCATAATACCTCCTTGATGTTCTCTACAAGTATAATTATAGCATACTTAATTATCTTGTCAACACTTTTATTAAAAAAATAATTATGGAGTGATGATGTGAAAATATTTTATTTAGTCATTCGCCTCGGAACATCTTTGAACCATTATAAGAAATAAAAATTAATCACTTACTACATTTACTACAAAAACTACATCATTTTCTATATAGCACATTTTTATATAAAATATATATATTAATTTATTACTTATAATAAAGTCTTATAATTTAATGTAGTAAATGTAGTAAATATATATAAAGCGTTGGTATCACTAGCTTACAAAGGGTTTTAAAAATGTAGTAATTATGTAGTAAAAAATGTAGTAAGCTTAAAAATGTAGTAAATATTTTAATTAATTATGAATTGATTGGTAACATTTTGTTTATAATTAAGTGTAGTAAATGTAGTAAAACTACAAAAATGTAACTTAAAAATGTAGTAAATGTAGTAATAAAAAAAGACACCTATTAAGTGCCTTTATAATGATTTATTTATATTGTTGTTTGTAGAGCATCATAGTATAATTCTTTAAATACCTAGCATACTCATAAGCTTCCTTTGTAGTCTTGCAAGTCTTTGTTTGTAATAATTCATTAGCGATTTTATCAATATTCTTCATAAAAAATACCTCCTAAAGCTTTATATTTTATATATATGCTCTAAGAGGTAAAAAGATTACTCTTTTTCTTCAATTTCTTTAACTTTATCATGAAGCATTTTATCAACTAGCTTGATATAACTTGCATCATATCCAGTAAACTCAAAGTCTTGTAACCATCTGCGTATCTTTTCTATTTCTTTAGAAACTCCGCAAAGAGGGTTTAAGACTTTTTCAGCTTCTTTAGGGAATTTAGCGACTAATCTATTAGATATAGAAGCTATAGTAGTATAAACTTCGATTTCCCAATCTAAATATAATTCTAAATGCTCCTTTATAGTTAATGGTTCTTTAACTCCTTCTAATTCCTCCCAAGACGGTTCGAGGTTTTCGCTGAACATATCAATTACATAGTGTTGTAAATCCACCCTATGACATCTATCCTCTTTAGATTGAACTTTATGCCATCTTTTAAACCCTTGTAATCCTTTCATGTGTGCTGACCTGCTAAGGGTATCGTGAATCATTTCACCTCTAGCACTTAAATTTATAGCTTCTTTTAATAGTTTTATAGCTTCATTGTTAAAATCATAACTCTTAATCATGTTTTATATCCCTCAATTTCATCATAGTGTTGTTATACATTTTTGAGTGAAGTATTTTCATATCTTCCATTAATTCATTTATAACAGTCATTATTGCTTTTGTACCGGCTTCTAAACCATGTTTGTTTATTATCTTAGAAATACACTCCATAAACTCTGTATCTTCTCCTAATGGCTCGTAAACCATTTTAGCTGATGAATATTCCATGGTTTTATCTTTTTCTAGCATAGATTCTATTTTTAAAGCATCTTTTATATTATTAAACGTAAAAAAGCACCCTTTCGAGTGCTGATTTATTATTTATTCAAAAACTTATTTATAAAATATTGTTGTCCTTTTCCAGTAACTTTAGGAGTTCGTGAAATGCTTATTGTTCCGTTAGAATGGTTTATTGTAGTTTCTTTTATTTCAAACAATCCTAATCTCATTGATTTTTGAGTTGGCATATTATAGTCGGTACAACTAGCTTTAACTAGATAACCATTTTCTCTTAACCACTTATAAAACTTCTTTTCTCCTGTATCAACTCCATTTTGCTTTAATATCTTAGCCATTTCTCTTACTAAAATAGTTGTTTTACTTGTGCTTACTGAATCAGCAAATAAAACCTTAGGGGCGTTCTCTTCTTTTTCTTGTAGCAACTTCGCTTTCTCTTCTTCGCTTGCTACTAAAGCCTTTAAAGCACTTAAATAGTCTTGTGGTAACTGCGGTGTGGAAATTTCTCTTAATTTCTTTTCGCACTCTATAAAATACAATCTAAACCTTTTACCAATCTCGTTTCTTTGTATCATTGAAATTTCTTTTGCCATATCTATTGTAATTATGTGAGTTTCTATGAATCTATTTACTAATCTTGAACCTTCTCTTTTTTGAGAAAGTTCCTCTATAGTAGTAAAATCAATATTTTCCTCAAAACCATATTCACACATTCTCTTAAACCAATCTTGATATTTAGTTTTTATCTCTAATCCTTCATGCAACTCTCTAGCACTCACTAATTGTTGTCCTTGTTCATTTGTAGTTATTTTTATTAACTCTTTCATTCTATAATTCCTCCTTTAATTTTATTTGTCCTTTTATAAATATTTCTCTCGGCATAACACCAAACATTTTTTTAGTAGATTTAGTATTCAATAATATCGGTTCGTAAAAATCTTCTGTGTGCTCTTGTTCTTTAGAGTAAAGTTTATAAATGCTAGATACCGCTCCAGTATTCCTAAATGTAACTTGATAATACCACCCTTCATGTTCTACTAATACATCAAGCATGTTAAAATATGCGTTTTCAATTTTCATAATATTACCTCCTCTTATTCATATTTAAATTATATCGCTATTTTTATGTTTTGTCAACTATTTTTTTGGAATAAAATGAGAGCAGAATTAATCCACTCCCATTCGTTTCAATCGCTTAAAATACTTCTACATCTACCCATAATGTATTGTCATTGTTAGTATAAATAAATAAAACTTCTGAATCTAAAAATGCTTTCTCTTTAAAAGGTACAACTCCATATATAAAATCATCATAACTCATATCTTCTTCCCAAACTAAAGGTTTATAGCAACAATCATAGCAAAAAGCTATTCTTTGCCCTTGGGAAACAACTTCTAATAATTCATTAACCGACATAAATTTTACTCTCCTTCTTTTCTATTATTCTCTCTTAATTCATATAACCCCTCTAGTATATCCAAAGGTGTTAATATATCATGATTAACTTCTATATAAGAAATTATCATATCTAATTGTTCGTCTGTCATTTATCTCACCTCCTGTAATTATAATAACATCTATAAAAGTTATAAAAATGACAAAAATATTACAATTTGTAATTTGAATAAAAAAAGAGTAGATTTCTCTACTCTTAATTGTTTAATATTTCTCTTTTTAATTTATTTAATTTCACCCCATAATAACTTACAATGGGTATATTTACAATTCCTATTATAATAGCAAACGGGAAAAATAAGGTTAAAAATAAACTTAATATAATAATTAAAGCAGATATAGAAAAACAATTGCCTATTCTTTTATACTTAGCATCTAAATCATTATTCCCTTTTATCTTTTCCTCTATAACTCCAAGCTCTGCAACTCTTTGTTGTGCTTTATTTTGCTTTAATATTTTTTCTTGTTGTTTTCTTTTCTTTCTATTTCTTCTGAAATCATTTATTTCACCAGCTACCCAAACCTTGGTTATAAATTTTAACATATTCAAATCCTTTCTATCCCATAAAATAACCTTGCTTTTTTATTTGTTCCCATTGGCTAACCCTCCAAATTTCCTCTGAAAATTCATCCTCATCTCTGTAACATCTCCACCACAACCCCACTTTAACAAATTCAATTCCTTTAGCCCACTCTTCATTATTCCATTCATTAAATTCTTTTACATAATCTATTTTTGTAATATAATGTTCAAGCAAATTCATATTAAAACACCTTCCTAAACCCTAAAAATTTCATTTCTCTTTCAACTTCTTCTTTAGTTCCTTCAAATGTAACCTCTTTTATGTCATTGTTCCAAATGTAATATAAAAGATTTTCAGTTGCTATCTTTAACGCTTGTAATGGTTGTTCTCCCTCTTCAACTAAATCGTGATACAATTCAAAATCAGCTTGATTATTTCTGTTGAGAGTGTAAGAAACACCCTCACATTCATATAAAGCGCCAACCTCAAAATAATTATTCATAATATCCCTCCAAATCAAATTCAACTTGATAATCTCTTTCTGTTATTTTTTTATCTTTAAGATTTTCATAATCTTTTCTAGTTCCTTTTACAAATGAAAAAGCAGTATGTGCATCTATATCATATATTATTGCTAAAAGTAAAGCGTAATATCCGTCATTCATATTTAATCCTCCAACCAACTATTAAAAGTACCACAATAGTTATCTTCGTACATTCTTAAATCATCTTCAAGTTCTTCAATTCTGCCTATAGCAGTATCTAAAGCATCTTCAAAATCTCTTCTTTCATCTATAAGTTCTCTTATTATAAAAACTGCTTTTTCCCTATCTTTTAAATCTTCAATAGAGCATATACGTTCTCCAGTTTCACTATCATATAAAAACTTTCCATTAAATTCTATGTTCATCTTCCTCAATCTCCTCACTCTCAATTAATACCATTATAGCTTTACTAATTCCTTCACTTATACCAACATTAAAGAAACCTTCGTAAGTATTGCAATTGGATTTTTCATTATATTTCTTACTAATTTCTCTTAACTTCTCCAAAGTACCTCTTTTCATATTAATACCTCCTAAACATCTTATGATTTAATTATAACATAGTTAATTATCTTGTCAATGGTTTTATATAAAAAAACACTCCGAAGAGTGTTAATATTATAAATGTTTTATTATATCCCAAACTGTTATTTGGTTCTTATCCTCAAAATATCTAGTATCATTTTGCATGCTAATTGCTAACCTCTTGTAGTTTTCAACATCTTCATCAGTAAGTTTAGTTAATTTATTTAAATTTTCATACTTACCAAATAGAGATTTGATTATCTTCTGGTGTACTAAATTCTTTTTAACATCTAAAACTCCTAACTTTTCTAAGATAGGGTAGAATAGTTCTTTTGTAAGTTGAAGCTTCTCTCTATGTGTTAATAGCATAGAACCTAATTTAAGATTTGTTTCCATTTGTTTATAGTATAGTTGTTCACATTCAAAGAAGTAGTCTCTAGCTTCATGCCCTTTTTTACATTTGCTTATCATAGCTAAATGACTTGCTATTCTTAAGGATAATTCATAGTCTATAAATTTTTTGTTTTCAAACGTAGTTCCTTTGTTTTTTGAAAGTTTAACCTCTACTTGTTGCACTTCGTGAGAAGTGACTTCAAGGTCATTCTTTAGTGTTTTCAATGGTTGTGGGGTTTTTATGTTAAAATTTATGAATTTTACAAAATCATAACTTGCAGATAGAAGGTTTTGACTATTCCATCTATCGAATGTTTTCTTACTCTCTAACCAAATATGCAAATCTCTCGCACTAACGAATTTACTTCCATCTTCTCTAACTTTTATTAATTCTTGTAACAACATATAAAGTTACCTCCTTTTATTTTATATGTTAAGTATAACAAATTTTGTTTTTCTTGTCAACGATATTTTAAATAGTATTAGGTGTGAGAAAAAACGTAACCAATAAAAAAAGAGAGATATCTTTATCCCTCCAAAATCTTCTTAATCAATTCTTGATTTTCCCAAGCTTTAGATAATTTCTTATAAGCTTTATTTCTATAATTGGTAACACTTTTAATACTACAATCTATTTTTATAGAAGCTTTCTCTTGTGTCATACCCCTTATATCAACTAATTCAATCGCTAAACGTTCCTTGTCTTTAAGGTTAACCAATTCTAAGGCTAACATTAGAAGAGGTTTAGAAGGGCAATTAAGCACCTTCTTTATATCTTCTCTATTCATAAGATTACCTCTTTTTCTTAAATCTTACTTTTCTTTTTACTGTCTTTTTCTGTTTAACTCCCATTTAACCTACTTCTTTATTTTATCGTTATGGATTGAATTATCATTATAGTTATTACCATTTATTATCTGACTTTCACCATCAGAACTCTGTTCATAAGTAGTTTCCTCTACCAATTCAGCTTCATAATTAGCAAAGAAATAAATAGCACTACCACACATTATTGTTATACTTAAAACCACTGTAGCTAAACAAGCTAAACAAATCTTTTTATAACCTTCTAACGTTTGTCTTTGGTGTTTCATTATTTCCATAAAGGTTTCATTTGATAATAATTGAATTTCCTTGTCTTTATCCATAAATACCTCCTATTTTTTAAGTGTTACACTTGCTATAAATGCAATTATAGAACTTATTATACCAGCAACTATTAAATCCCAACGCTTACTAGGTGTTGATTTCAAATCAATTATATCTCTTTTCATTTCCGTTAAAGTTTCCATTATAGTTTTATATTGATATTCTTGAACGGAGTGATTCTTTTCCATCTCTGCAATTCTTTTTTCGTGTTCCCTAACTTCTTTTCTTAATTGCATAAGTTCACTATATTGGTTATCTTTACATTCCATTTATTTTCCACCTTTCGGTAAGTCGATTCCTCCAGTTTCGGGATTATTCATTAATCCAAGTAGCACTGCTATGCTGCAAACTAATTTAACTGTTGTATCTGCCCATTCTGCATCTATTACATATCCAAATTGATTTAATAAAAGAACAATTAAACCTACAAGAGAAATCCAAAGGGCAGGATTTTTGAACCTAGCCCAATATTCTTTATTTTTTATACTATTAAACATTTAGATCACCTCTATATCTTTTCRGYAAAGCAATAATAACCTAACTCATCGCTTATTCTTTGTTGTGCTTTTTCAGCATCTTCTTTATTTGTGAATCTTTGTACACAAACTCTATAATAGTCTTGTTCCTTTTCTAGTGGTATATTAGGGTCGATAGCATTTGCTAAATATCTAGCCATAACCTCATATGGGATTGGTGACCAAATGGAAATATCCTTCTCGCTATCTAAAAATAAAGTTTCAAAGATTATATTAGGCGCGTTTATATTTCTCATTTCATAATATTTATCACTATATTTAACACCTCTATTTTTAAACCCTAAACTAGAAAAGTTTTTGCACATTCTTTCAGCATAAGGCTTAGCTCTTGAATTGTTAGCAATCCAAGCTTCACAACCTTGTCCACCACCTTTATTACCATGCCAAGATATAAATAAATCCAAAATTTGTGCATTTGCTTTCCTTGCACCTTCTGACAACTCTCCGTTTTGAGTGTTAGCGTTGGAGCAACAATCAATTATAGTATGTCCATATTGTTCCATTATTTTTTTGAATTCAAAATGAAGAGGTTTCATAGCGTCCACTTCATCTCTTAATCCTTTAGCCCCTCTGCAATTTTCAGAATGACCATATCTACTTCCAATTATCACATTATCACCTTCCTTTATCTATATTTTACCACTTTAATTACAATTATTGCAACGATATAACTCCCAGAATTCATTAATCGGCTTTTTATGGATAATTTCTTTCTCTCTTTTTTGTATCGATGGTGTTTCAGTTTCTTGAGAAGGTTTTTGGACTGTAGCTTTTTGCATAAAATTATTTTCTTTATTTTCATGTTCAAACCCTTTTCTTTTTCCTTCTAATTTATATTTAAATTTCATTTCTCTATCAGATTCAACTATAAAATAATCTTTCTCTCTAATTTCAATTTTATAATCTCCCCAACTTAATTTATCTATATAAATGTTATAAGGTAACATTGTGTTGATACACTCTTGAATTATTTCATCTATTTCAATTCTGCAAATATATTTCCCTTCAATTAATTCTGTTGTATAGATGTTATCAGTATCTGTTTCTGTTAACAATGAATTGATATCCTCATTCGCGTAGAACGGAACATCTCCGAATTTAGTATGCTGAATACAGTTTTTGTTGCCACTTACATTTAAATCGCCGTTTATAGTGACATTTCTTTTAAATAAAACCGAATTCGCTCCAAAATAAGCGTCGTCTGAATCTATTGTAAATAAAGAATCATTACTTGCTGAATCCATTAAATAAAAGCTTCTGGTGTACCACGCTGATGAACCTCTTCCTTTCCCATCTGTCCAACCAAAAAAATTACTTCCATTCCCTGTTTTTTTTGATAACCAAACTTTGTTACTGTAAAAATCTTGTTCTTCATAATATGTTATTGGTATCGGATTAAGAAGTCCAAATTTATCTAAAACCATATAAGAGTTGTAAGTTGAAGCGTCTTTGCTATAACTTATAGTTAGATAAGAGTTGTTTTCATTTACAAAACCAATTACATCATCGCCCGTCGCAGTAGACCTTAATGCGATGGTAGAACCGTTTATTTTGCTTTCGTTTAAAAATGAATATACATGCACACCATTGTTATTTAATCTTACAGATAATTTTCCATTATTTAATTGAGAAAATCCGTTTTCATCTAAAATCGTACTCGCAACACTTATAGCTCCACCCTCTGTAAGACCTTTGTTTACACTATTTATAATTGAATCAGGTGTTAATTGTTGAAAAACTTTAGAATATGAAGCGGTTTTACTTACATAACTAGAAGGTTGTTTACCTTTAGTTAGCATTATTTCAGTCCAACCGCAATGATTTGTAGCTTCATAGTAATAAAATTCTAAAAATGCACTTTTAGCATTAGCGGGCGTAATAAATGTAAAATGTTTAGGTACAAATAAATCGCTTTCTGAACTCCAATTCCCTAAGTTTATTTCTTCGTCAAAAGTTCCTTCTTTTTCAAAGTCATTACCTTCTTTTATAGAGTTGGAGAATTTAACTTTTATTCCTAATTTTGTAGATGTTCCTGTAAAGAATAATCCTGATAAAGTATACTCGGTTGATGGTAAAATAGAGAATCTATTACTCCAACTAGAATTACCGCTAGTTGATGTCGGTGTAACATTTATATAATTTATATTTCTTTTACCTAAATAAGTATAATTAGTTGTTATTGATATATTTGTCCCTCCGACATTCCACCCAAACGTGTTTTCACTTTCAAAAGCACCGTTTACTATTGGATTACCTTCCGCTTTTCTTTCTGATTCTAAAGTTATTTTATCATCTAATATTTCTATTTTTGAAATCGTATTTTCCTCTACATTGTTAACACCTTGCCATAGTTTAGAAACTTCTAAACCGATTTTGTCGTTTTGAAGATTGAATTTAGAATTCAATTCTTCATAGACAACTAAATCTTTATTATTAGTTATAACCGCAACCGCATTTTGTTTTTCTTTTTGTAGCTCGGTTAGTTTTTGTTTGTAATTATCAAATAAACTTGTCGCCATTTAAATTTCCTCTCCTTCCGGATTTGTACACAATCCATCACTATTGAAATTATATCTTCTATTGTTTATTATTAATTTTTCATTTAAAGCGAACTCGCCATTGTATTTAAAATAATACCAATCCCCATTATCTCTTTGATACCACTCGTTTATAAATTTATGCGCTATACCACTTGTTGATATATTCCCGTTATTTTTATCAATTTCAAAACTTATAAAATTTGGATTATCATTAGGTAAATAAACTTTTGAACCAACGAACATACAGCGCATTGTATTGAGTTTCACTTGATTTCCAGGCGGATATCCTATTGTCGCCACTGAGATGTTAGGTCTTAAATGTCCTAACCAAGTTTCTCCATTACTCGAAGTATTCCCGTGATGCCCCATTTTTAAAATATCTATTTTCCCAACATTTTGTCCACCGACAAATTCCTCTGAAACATAAGACATATCACCTTGTATAAAATATCTTATCGCATTATCTGAATTGTAATAATATCTAAACATAAAACCAAGCGAGATATTATTATAATTAGTATAATTTGTGTTTTGGCTATTATAAACTAAAATATCACTTTTGTTAGTTAATTGAATCTTTCTATCTGAATCTAATTCGATTATTTCTGCCCCTATATCTCTAGCGGTTTGTATCATTAATTCGTGCAACTCTTTAGTTTTCCATTGCTCTATTTCTATAGTAGGCATTAAATCCCAATTTGGGGTTTTACAGTATAATTGTTTACAACCGAATTTCTCAATTAAATATGGTATTCCTTCAATATGATCACTGTGGGAATGAGTTATAAAAACCTTGTCAATTTTATTTATATTGTTTCTTATTAAATAATCCTCAACAAGTTTTGCACTCTTTTTTTCGCCTCCATCTATGAGATAAATCTCTCCATTGTGATTTTGTATAAGAGATAAATCTGGATAAGCCGGTGCAACTTTAGGTTGAAAGTGCGGAAAATGTATTCTTATATTTTTATCTAAAGTTACATCAGGAATTGTTGGTTTTTCTAAAGGTTCTAACCCTATTAATTGCCTTATACTGTTTATCAAATCATAAAACGCATTTATATACTCTTTTTTAGCATTGTTTAAATTTACTTTTTCGGTAGTATCATTTAAATTTTCAGAATTTAAAATCTTATCTATTTCGCCTAAAACACTTTCTTTTTCTTTTTCTAAATCTTTTAATTGCTCCTCAAGTATTTTCTTTTCAGTTTCATCTATAATACCGTCTTTGTAAGCCCCTTCTAAGTATTCTTTTAATTTGTTTATTTCAGAGGTTAATGAATCGTTTGTTGTTATATTTTTAGAATTAATTTTTAATTCTTTAACATTTAAATAAACATCACCGCCACCAGTAACTCGCATTGTAATTTCACCTTGTTCATTTGTTACAGTTAGGTTTTTAGCATCTATATATTGCCCTGCTAATAGTCCTGTTGTTATTAATGAAGCGTTTATTTTTCCATCTATAGTGAAACCATATTCATATTTTCCATAATAGCCAGTTGTAGAAAAACCTAAGCCATTTTTATTATAACGGGTAACATTAACCGCTTTATTTATATCTTTATTATCCATTATAAGTAGTTCATTCGGTTTTAAAACAACATAAGAATCTTTTAACCCTGCGTTTATCATGCTATTTATATAGTCGCTTAAATTTGCATTAGGCTTAGTTTGTAATTCCTTTTCTAATTCCGCGATTATATCATTAACTGAAATAGGTCTACTTTCTTTTTTAACGTTAGACAATTCTGTATTTAATCTCTTTTTCATAGTTACAGAATAAACCCTCTTGATACATCTTGCTTTTATTTTAGTTCCGTAAGTATCTTCTATAACCTCTACTGTATCACCTATCTCAACAGATTCAGTTTGACTATAATCTTTATATTGTTCTGTTTTAGATAATTCTATGAAATTTATATTATAAGTTGCTTGTAATTTATCTATATTGAATAAAGTGAATTGAGTTCTTGCTCTTTCTTGCAAAGCTTGTTGAGCTTGTTCTAAAGTGTCAAAACCTTCGTCGGGATTATTTTCGTTTTTAACCTTTATATCTGAAAATTCCATTACTTTGGTATAAACACTACTATAATTATTAATTAATTCACTTTCTACAATAGGAGCTTCTATCCCATCAAAACCACGAGGAACTATCCTAGTGCAAAGGTCATCAACATTTGATTTGATCTCAAAACCTGTTAAATTCTTTCTTGATTTAATCTGAACACCTTTATCTTGCCCAACCCTAGTATTAATTTTGCAGTTGTATTGCCTTCTGTAGACCTCTCCGCCCCACCTAACTATAAAAGCATTATCTGCACCGAACAAAGCGTTATAAAGGCTCATATTTTGATAATAAGCGGTACTTGTGTCAGATATATCAGAAGTTAAGAAAAACTCTTTATTACGTCCTACAGCGTCGTTTTGAAGCTTACTTAAGGTTGCTTGACCATTCATATTTTCCGGTCTACAATCCTTTAAAAATAATGTTAACTGGTCGGCTATTGTAATCTGTCTTGCGAATATAGTAATGGTTCTTTTATCTTTCCTTATATTGCTTATTCTAAAGAACTCGTCCCCGTATTCATCTTCTAGTGTAATAATAGCTTCTTCTATTAAGTTGTCATAAATGTATTTTAAGCTTTCATCTTTTTTAACTGCTAGGACTATTTCAGCATAAAAGTCATCTTCTGTTTGGGTTATAGTTGCATTTATAAGAATTTCATCTAAAAAAGCGATCCCATTAGTGGAAATAACTTCTGCCCTTGTTGCAGTTCTTGAATGTAATCTACTTCCCATAATTACCCCCTATATCTATTTCTAGTATTTATTTTAAGAGTAGTAAAACCACTACCACTAAGAGTATTTTTACCTCTTTTTATAATAGGTAAATCCCCTGTACTCGTTATTACTTGCATATTTTCTTTATTAAAAATATTTCTCATACTATCTATAATCACATCTCCAGTATGTGTAAAACTTAAAGTTTCATCATTTATAGTAATTTGTGTTGCACCTTGTGAGTTTAATTCTATAATTGGCAAAGTATCAATATCAGAATCACACATTAAAGAAGTGTTAACGTTCCACTCTTGAATTATATCGTTTGTATCAAAATAGAACGGCTCACATAGAAAAGTAATTTCAAACTCTATGGCAACATTCCCATTTCTAGTATAATCACTTATCATAACCTTTTTAACTTTAGAGCAAATACTATCATTATCAGAAAGTATCAATCTATTATCTTCAATATTAGATAGCCAGTTTTCAATTAATCTTCTTTTAACCTCCCACCCTTCTCTCTTAACTCTAACTGGTATAGTATGTTTTAAATCTTTATAACTCCCAGTTTTAACTATAAGAGTTCCGAATGGATTTCCTTCAACTTCTTGTTCTTCTTCTATTTCCTCAACCCTCCCCATTTCTAAATTATTCATTGTTAAGAGTTCAAAATCATCATAACTTGCTTTATTATTAAAATAAAATTGTATCATATCATCACCTCTTTTATATTATAACATAGAAAAAAGCACCCTTTCGAGTGCTTAATTTTAAATCATTTCCATAAAGTTTTTAACTTTCTTATAGATTTCTTTATAGTGTAACCCCTCTTTTATCCCTTGTTCTATTTTAATAGTTATAAGAGTTTCGAAGGATCTCAATTTCAATAAGTCTGATTGATTAAGTTTATCTCTTTCATTAGCTTTTATACCTAGAGTTTTATTCGCTAAATTAGTATAGCTTATATAATATTTTTCAGGATGTTCTGAACCTTGTTCTCTAGCATATTCAACTAATGTTTTTATCATATCAGTTTCTTGTTTTCTAACCTCTTTAGTTTCTTTTCTAGTTGCAAACCACCTTTGTTTTTCTTGTTCTTCTAAGATGTAGTAGCCATTTCTTCTTATCTCTTTTACAACTTTAGACACCCACTTTGTGAATTGTTGTGCTTCTATTTTGTTGCTTCTAAAAGCTATTTGATATACACCTTGTTCGGTTAGAAATGTAGTTCCTCTATTAGGTAATTTACTTTCAAAATTTCTAATGTAGGTTTCTTCTACATTAGAGTTATTGAATTTCATTTTATCTTCTTCCTCAATTTTTCTTACGGCATCTCTTATATTTTTTATTTCTAACAATTCTCCTAAATCTTCCGCACTAAACCATATTTCTTCTTCTGTTTGTATTATTCTTACATTGTATTTTTCTAAAAGATTAAACATATTAATCCCTCCTTATTCATTATATCTTTATTGTACTACAAAATACATTTAAAATCAATAAAAAAAGAGAGGAATTCCCCTCTCTTATCTAAATGCTAAAGAAGTCATACGAGAATATTCATCAAACTCACTTTGATGTGGTGCTAAGGTTCTCATCATTTCCTTGCCATCAATATAAAATTCTACCGGTCTGTTTGCTAAGCTTTTAATCCAATTTTCTAATTTATCTAACGGTATAACCGCTTCTGCTTGGTTTCCTCTGCCTTTGTAACTATCTCCAGCAACATATCCACCCATAAATGTTGGTTGTGTTACTATACCACCATTGTATAAGTATGGTACTTTAGGGAGGTTTACTCCGAAGTGTTTACCTCCAACCATAGGAATCCAATCAGGAATAGTTACACTTATGCTATTTAGTCCACTTATAGCACTATTAACAAGCCCTATGACTGCATTTAAAGGGGCTTTTATTACCGCTCCTAAACCTTGCATTATTCCTCCAAATATATTTACAACTCCTTGCCAAGCTCTTGACCAATTGCCAGTAAACACACCTTTTACAAATTCTATAATCCCATTAAAAATTTGTTTTACAGAATTAAATATATTTTTAACATTCGCTAGATGTGAATTTAATATATCTCCTATAAATCCAAAAGCATTAGACCAATCAACTGTAAAAGCGTTTTTAATCCAATTTATAACAGTTGAAAAAGCTTCTTTAACCGCTTCCCAAGTTCCAACAACCACATTTCTAAATGTTTCAGAGGTATTCCATGCATATACAAAAGCACCTACTAAAGCACCAAGAAGCCCTATAACTATCCCTATTGGGTTTGCCATAAAAACCGCATTTAATATTGCCATAGCACCACTAAAACTCTTTACCATAGTTAAGGCAGTAAATAAAGGTTTTACAAATGCAATTATACCACTTACAATAGCATAGCCCTTTATAGCCGCTAAATAACCTACTATAACGCTTAACGCTAATCCTATATTATTTAATATTCCATCTAAGTTTCCGCTTTGTAAAGCTTGTACAAGCCAACTAATACCATCTGTAACAAATTTAACTGCATTAGTTAGTGGTTCTGAAAACTTTTCGTAAGCCGCTATCCCTAAACCTTCTAAAGCTGATTTAAAGTTGTCCATAGCACCTTTTAAATTTCCACTCATAGTTTTAGCCATTTCCTCGGCTGAACCTTGAGAGTTCGCTATGTGTTGACTTAGTTCATCAAACCTCTCCCCACTATTAGCAAGTAAAGCGTTGGCACTCTTTAAGTCAACCTTGTTAAATAATTCACTTAAAACTTTAGTTCTTTCTTGTTCTGTCATAGTCCCAAGTATTTTATTTAAATCTTTAAATATTTCATTTGTACCCCTCATATTACCGCTTGCGTCATAAACTTCTAAACCTAATTTTTTCATAAGTTTAGCCGCTTTGTCTGTTGGAGAACCTAAAGAAAGTATAATGTTTCTTAATGCAGTTCCACCTTCCATTTTGTTATCGTAAAGGCTCTTTATCCTCTACTTCTATATGTTTCCATATAGTTCAGACTATATCTTCACCCTTAACTTAATATTAGGGTGTTCGGCACTCGTGTTCGTATTATTGTTTGTCATAACTCAACGATTAGTCGTTACACCTTCTATTTACTTTTATTGACTTTCAATAGCTTGGCTCGGTATTGCCATATTATACTCTTCAAATTTTTCTTTAACCTTATCTATTATTTTATTTTTATAATCCTTTATATCTGTTCTCACAAATTTAATTCTTATTAAAGGTATATTATTTCTTTTACAAAATTCATTTTTTATTTTATCATTAGTTTTAGTTTTTTTGAAATTTTCTTCATCATCATTAAAAGCGAATTTATTACTAAAATGTTGCGAACCATCATACTCCATTAAGCATACCAAATCTTTTTCTTCATTAAATATAGCGAAGTCAAACGGTAAAGGTCTTTTATTTCTGCATTCTTTTATTCTATATTGTTCTTCAAAAACAAATTTAGAAAGTGTTAAAAATTCCCTTATAACTTCTTCTCCTTTTGACCTATAACAATGAGGACATCTTGTGCCTTTTATGAAATCGTAAGGAGTTGGATAAAATTCTTTGCCACATTTAAGATGTTTAATAACTATAGGCTTCTTACTTCTACTATAATTACTTAAACAAAGGTAACCTTCTTTTTCACAAATTTCTTCTATTATTTTCTTTTTTTCTTCGGATTTCCCTTGTTTTTTTGAATTACTTTCCGCACTTCTCAAATATCTTTCATTTGGACATCTTTGTCCATTTAAAAACGCTTTCCTTGACATTTTAAATATATTTCCACAAATATTGTGTTTCAACAACATAGGTGTTGAATTGTTTTTATATGTCATTTCCAAAACTTCGTATTCATCACCTACAACATTTTTCACTTCTTGCTTGAAAATTTCAATTGTTATTTTCATAATATCACCTCTTGATGATATTATACCACTCTTTATTCCATTTTGTAAAGTATAACTTAGGTTTTTACCGAATTCACCGAATTTTTATTCATAGATATTACTATCTAAGCGACCAAAAGTTTAGCCCCTTTTATACCATTGTCAGCTAAGATTCCAAGTTGTGTATTTAATTCTACTGTTCCACCTTTAAGAGATTTCGCAGTTCCTCCAACCGTTAGGATAGCTTCCCCTAATTGTGCTACATTTGTATTTGCTTTCTGTGAGGTTTTAGCCATTTGGTCGGTGAATCCTTCAAGTTGGTCTGTTTCTATTCCTAAAGCCGACATAGAATCCGTAACTAAGTCAGAAGCATAGGCAAGGTCAATTCCTCCCGCCGCTGCCAAGTTAAGAACTTTAGGTAATGCACTTATAGCTTTGTCTGTATCATATCCTGCAAGTGCCAAGTAGTTCAACGCTTCAGCTGATTGTGAAGCACTATACTTAGTTGTAGCTCCCATTTGTTTGGCGGCATCTGAAAGTTTTTTGAAGTTAGAATCAGAAGCATCTCCAACTATACCCATTGTTGCAGCTACTTGATCCATACTTGCTTCAAAATCCATACCAACTTTCGTTGCTGCACCCGCTGCAACTCCTAAACCTCCAGCTATAACTGCACCAGCAACTTTAGTAGCTTTTCCCATTCTACTCGCAACACTTTCAGTTTTCTTTCCACTTTCATCTATTTTACTATTATAGTTCTTATTGTCAATGCTTATTTCAGCCATTAAAGTGAATAAATTCATCTATTCACCTCCTTTGAATTTGTTATAAATTTCTGTGCAAATTTCTTCAACACTCTTCTCTTCTTCTTGTACATTTTGATTTTTCATGTTTTCATATAATTCCTCAAAACTCTTAAACTTTTTATCTCTATTTAAAGATTGAGAACATATCCAAAGCGATTGAGCCATATGCCTTTTATGTGTCCATTCTAAGTTGTATTCGTTCTCTTTCTCTATTAAAACTACATTTATAGCCTTAAAAGAAAGGGAGCGGAAGTTACTTAGATAAATAATAACTTTTCCACTCCCTAAAGTTTTGAGGATTGCTAAAAATTTAGAAGTTCTTTATCACTCCATAACTCTTTTAATTGTTTGATTGTTTGTACCGGATTCTGTTTTGCAATTTCTTCAACTGTTTTATCATTTACAACTGCTAATACATTATAAATGTTTTCTTTATGTTTTTTAAGAAGGATAGGAATTAATTTAGTGAAATTACTTACACCTTTAACCAATCCTTTGATTTTTCCTTCTTTCTCGTCCATTCCACTTATATCTAATCTATCATAGAAGATAGAGATTAACTCTTCATCTTGCATTATTTCACCAAGATACGGAGTTATTTCAATCACTTTCTCAATACAAACATCATTATTCATTTCACTTAATCTCATTCCTATTCTCCTTTATACTAAATAAATTTCAATTGGACTTTCGTCTGGTTTGGCTAAGTCAATACAAGGGGTTAATTCTAAATCAAATTTTCCCTTTCCTTTATCTTCTATCTCGAAGTTTAGTCCACCAGTTGAGATGGCATTTTTAACTCTAACAACCATAAGTCCGTCAGTTTTGTTTAGAGTTCCTGCCCAAACTATTTCCTTATAATCCTTAGATAAGAAATGGTTTCTTAAAGTTATTTTCTTCCCTGCACCTAGTGAAGCTTCTTCTGCACAACCTATAGCCATTAACATTGTGCCCGGTTTAACCTCTGCTATTTTAGTTTTAACTTTACAGTCGATTTTATTTACCGCTAAACAATCTTTATACATCCCGACTGCACCATCAACATCTTCCATTAAGTCTCTTATATCAGGTACTATTTCGATGCTTCCTCCACCACTTGTAGCACCTAACACATTCGTCGGCTTTCCCATAGCAGTTGTTATTGCACTTCTTAAAGTTTCTTCATCCGAAACCCCTTCCCAAGTTACACCAGTCAACCACACTCCAGCATCTAACTGAAAATTCTGCGGTGTAGTCTGTGTCAATCCGTTTAATAATTTCATTTTATCCCTCCTTATAGGTATATTCTTGCTTGTATAACGCCATATAAACGCTTTATATTCGGTTCTTCATCTTGTAACATTTCTCCAAACGGAGAGCCTTTATATAACTGTATAGAGCCATTAGAGGTAAATACCACTTTTCCACTATCTATATCATTACTTAGCAAATCTAATTTACTCGCTACAGTTTTTAATGAAGTCGATTTATCCCATATAGAGAACTGAATTAAAGTGTCGTCATAGTTTGGCGTATAACTTAAATTGTAAGTTAAGTAAGGGAATTGCGTATCTTGTGGAACGTTTCCCTCTAAAAATGAAGGCATGATGCTATTGAAATAACTATACAACGCCTTTGAATATTCTGTAAATTTTTCCATGTCGCAACTCCTTTCCTTATTCTAATTCTATCATATTTATGCTAAAACATACAACTCTGCACTAAGTTGCTTATTTTGAACTCTAGCTCGTTTAGGTGTAATCATATCTTCCGGTCTACTTGTAACTCTTAAATAATCATCTCCCCTTTTAACAACATCATTAAAAGTTAAAGGGATATTTATATCAACTGTTATGGTGTATAGCGATGTAACTCCTTGTTGTTCTGCAAGTTTTGCTTGTGTTGAATTATCTAAACTTATAGCCCCTTTAAACGGTGCACCTTCTACCCAGGAAGTTTCATACCCACCCATTCCGTCAGACACCGTTCTTTTCTCCATTATAATGAGATTTTCTTTATAATCATCTAACATATCTCTTTCACCCCTCTTTTATCCCATACGGTTTTCATTTTCTTATATGGTTTTAATTCATTTGAAAATACTTCTTGCCACGTTAAAGCTTGACCACTTGCATTAGTTGCCAAACTATAAGAATAATTACCAAAACTTTCACTTACAATAGCACTCGGTTTATTTTCATTCTCATAAGTTTCTATTTTAGCTTTAAGGCTTATTAAATCGCTTGGAATAGCAAGAGAGGATATTATCCCCTCAAACTCTTCATCTTGCATTGTAAGGCTTTCTAGTGTTATATTTTGACCATCTACAAAAGCGACCTTATATACCCCATCATTTAGTGTACTGCCTTCTATTCTTACATATTGACCTATTATATATTTACCTTTTACTGTTATAGTGTTAGTGTTTATTGAATAGCTTCCACTTTCGTAAAATTTATAAAAGTAATTATTTATAGAATTCAATATCTTTTCCATATTACCCACCTATTACTTCATCCGCTGTCATTAAACTCATTAATTCATCATGCTCATCTTTTGTCATTCTTCCTCTTTCATAGTATTTTCCAACTTTATGAATATAGTCCTCTCTGTCATAATCTCCACTCAAGATAACTATTTTCATCATTTCGCACGGTGTTCTTGCCATACTTTTCACTTCACCTTTCTTATTTTTAAATTTTATATCTGAACTTAGAATTGCTTGTGGAATGTCTAAAGCAATTTCTACTTCCATTAACCTAAAGTCTATATCTACATCTTGTAATACTTTAATTAAATCCATTTTTACACCTCTTTTTTTATTTTTTATAATAAAAAAAGAGGTTAGCTAACTAAGCTCTCAACATTTATTTTAATGGCACTATAAAAAATGTTTTATGTTATTAGCAATATATCTGCCTAACTTTTTAGCTCCTTGAGGAGATAGATGTAATCCGTCATTATAGTCCCCCTCTTTACCCCCACTAGGACAAGAAAGGTCATAAACTCCACAAGATAGTGTGTCTACTACTGGAATAGATAATCTTTGGCATATAGATTTTATTATTATATTCTTATCAGATACATCTTCATATCTACTTCCAACTGTTTTCTGAATTGGAGTAGTAACGAATATTTGTGCATTAGGATATAACTTTCTTAATGTATCTATACAATATCTCATAGCGCCAGTCCATGTTTTACGGTCTAGTACGCTTAAATCTGTAATAGGAGTATTAACATTGTAAAAGTTCTTTTCTATTTCTTCTCTAGTAGGGATCTCTCTATGCGTGTCATTTGTTCCACATGCTATTACTATTACATCAAAATCATCATATTCTTCTACTTTAGAATAATTAGGATGATTAGGATCTTTTGCTCTAAGTATCTTTTCAATTTGATTTCCCATAACATTGTTTTTATTTTCATCAGGACCACTTATAACAGGGTTTCCATCATATACAGTCCCCTCTTTGTCAGTCCAGGTAGCCCCTGGAACTGCTGTATTTTCAAGCTTAGAAGGTTTAATTATTTCTTTAAAATATTTTCTCCAACTTCTTGGCCATGAGCTTTCATTTTCATTAATAGCTGTTATTGAATCACCCATAGTTAAAATTTTCTTTCCTTCCCACTCTTTAGGAAGTGATTTAACATAAGTAATATCTAAACTTGTAGGTCTATCTATATTTTCAAATCCATCTGCTAAAAAGAAATCTTGTAGATCTACAGAAACATCTGCTCCTTTATAAAAATAAACTAATACATATTTAGCATTTTCAGAAGTATCAAAAGTATATAGCTTCGTTGTACTATTTGATATAGTTGGTACTCTTTGGATTATAGTGTATTTACTTCTATCCTCAAATTGAGTAGTTGATTCTAATATGAAACTTCTATTTGAGCTAATAGGAACTTTTAAAACATAGTGTTTATTACCTTCAACTGGCATTATTAAAACTTTTCCTCCACTACCTTTTACAAACAGTCCTGTTGTGTCTACTGTTCCATTTTCTATTGCAGCATCTTTCAATAAATTATAATCAGTAAAGAAACTACATTTTTCAGGAGTTAAAGTCTTATTTTTTATAAACTTAGAAACATCAACATTTTTATATAAAATATCTTCATATTCTTTATTCTAATATACCAAATTTATTATCGGGAATAAAATCTTTAAATAATATATAAACTACTTCTATTTTCTTCTATTGTTTCTAAAGAATAATCACTACCACTATAAACATATAAACATATCCAATTCATGCCTTCCGGAACAGTAAATTCAATAGCCCCGCTTACAACCTTAGAGTTTTCTAATTTAGTGTAAGTTCTTCCAACTTCAAAATTATTTTCTATTGAACAAACTAGCATTAGATCTATTAAATGTTATATTATCAGCTTTTAGAATATATTTAGTGTTTCCTTCAACTTTAAAAACTAAAGATATAACATCAGATGAAGCTTTAATTCCTCCGTCAAAGTCAACGTATGCATTTATAACTTTTAAATCTTCTAAAGATAAGTAATTAACTAAATCAAAGCAATTATTTATTTTATCAATTTCTATTTTTGCTACTTCTAAAGCTTTCCCTCTTTTAGCTTCAGCTTGTACTCTTTCGTTTTCCTTCTCTTTTCTTGCAGCTTCTTGTTGTGCTCTTATTGCTTCCGCTTCGTTTCTTGATGTTTCTTCCTTAACTCTAATAACTTCATTTTCTTGTCTAGTTGCTTCATTCTCGTTTATCTCTGCAACTGTCTGTTTAAAAGTTTCTAGTTCTTGATTAGCTTTTTTTATATATTCTTCAACCTTTTTTAAAGCTTCGATTTCATTTGTGTTAGCAATAGTTTCACCACTAACCAATCCTTTTCCTATCTTAAAAGTAGCATAAGAACTTGTTATTCTTCCACTAGAATCAGATATATCTAGTTGAAATAATGCGTAGCCTTCTTTATTAAATGCACTATTTTTTAATTTAACAGTAACCTCCCCTTTACTAGCGTTGGTTGGAGTTATTTGGTCGGTCTGTTCTACTAAAGTCCCATCTATACGCCTTATATAAACCTTTATAGTTTGATTAGATAAGTCTTTAGGTGTCTTGTTTTCAGTTACAACTATATTTAATTCTATATTATCTTCTTGATTTATCCCTTCAATTGGCACTGGGTTTCTTATCATAGTATCAATAGTTAAAGGTATCTTTTTAAATGCCATTTCTTCACTTCCTTTCTATCTAAATTATATCATATAAAAGAAAAAGACGACAATATTTTGTCGCCTATTCCGTGTCTTGCTTTGCCCTTCTAGTTCTTTTCTTCGGCTTTTCTTCACTCAAAGAAGTAAGGGTTAGGTTAGGGGTTTGTTTTTTTTAAACAAACTAAAGCATCTGGGTAAATTACTTTACAACCAAAGACATTAAGCCCTTTGACTGCATCAGCAAATCTCTTTTCCATTCTGTAAGCTTCTGTTTGTACTATTTGTTCAGCAAATGTACAAGCCATTTTAACTCCCGCTATAGCACCAGTACCGTTAGTTAAGCTTCCCATGTTGTTTGATAGATAAACATCAAACCCTAAGATAGTTCCTACAAAACCATTTTTAGTGATCGATTCTGCCATAGCACCACCAGTACCAACAATTAGGTCTGCTGCTAATAATAAGCCGTGCACATCAGGTGGAATTATTAAGAATCTTCCTATTGTTGGAACGTTTTTCTCATCTAATTTAACTTTAACTTTAATTAACTCTTCGTAGATATTTGTTTTATCTAGTGTCGCAGCTGGTTTTAACTTAGAAGTTGCGTTTGTATCCATTTCTTTTAAAAGTATTTTTTCTGTTTCATCAGCTAAAGCGTACGCTGCTCTTTGCATTGCTGCATCCATTAATGGAGTTCTAATTTGCGCTGCATCAACATCATCAATTTGGAAATTGAAATATTTTTGCTTGTTGATTTCAAGCACTTTTTCAGTTGTTGATAATTCTTCTGGTGCATCTATATCGCTATTTTCTGTATATTCCTTTACAGTTATAGCACCTATTTGGTTAATCTTAACTGTATCTCCATATGCTTTTATTTCGCCCTCATAATCCCTATTTACTAAGTTAGCAACTACATGAGCTTTGTCTAAATGCGCTAACAATCTAGCACTCCATAACTTAGGTATAAAACTTGTTACTGCCATTTACTTACCTTCTTTCTTTTAATTATTTTTGTAAACTAGCGCTTATTGAATCCCAATTAGCGTTAATCTCTTCTGTAGTCATGTTATTTATTTGTTCCATTGTAAAGTGTGTTTGTGCTTGTCTTGGTGGTTGTACTGAACCTAAACCACTAACACTCTCTTGCTTTATAAAATCAGAATAATTTTCCTTTAATGGATTAACTATATTATCCCAATCTTTTATAGCATCATTTTCAATCTCTAAAGTTTCTAAATCTATTTCTTTAGTTAACAACTTTAGTATTTTTTCGTTGAATCCTTCTTTTTTTAGTTGTTCGGTTAATAAACCTCTCTTCTGTTTATTACTTTTTTCAACTTCTATGTTATTTTTATATGTGTCAAATTCACTCTGTAAAGCTTCATATTTACTCTTATGCTCGTCAGTATTTGAGTTCTCAATCTTAGCTTCTAAATCTGCAATAGTATTGTTAAGTTCATCTATAGCACCAACTTTCTTATTGTATTGTTGCTTAGAAACGAACTCCTTAGGGATTTCTGCTTTTATAGTGTCTGCTATAGTGTCCACTAACTCACCTTCTAATCCACATCTTTTTAATATTGCTTTTAAATCCATTTATATTCCTCCTTTATGTTTTTATAGAGTTATAAGCTCTTAGGATAATTTAATTATATCAAATGCGTTATAAATTTGTAAAGTGCATAAAAAAAAAGAACGCTCTTAACTAGAACGCCCTTTTGCAAAACACTTTATCGTTTGGAGGTACTTTTATACTTATATTGTATCAAAAATAGGTTTGGTTGTCAAGAATTTTCGTGAGGAGGAAACCTCCTTCACTCTCCCTTTGTAGCAAAATAAAAATCTAAGTTACTACATTTACTACAAAAACTACACTAATTTCTATATAGCAAATATTTATAAAAAAATATATATATAATTTATTATTATAAATAAACTCTTGAAAATAAATGTAGTAAATGTAGTAAATATATATAAAGCTAGTGATACCAACGGTTTGAAGGGGTTACAAAAATGTAGTAAAAGTGTAGTAAAAAATGTAGTAAGCCTAAAAATGTAGTAAAATGGTTAATAATATGTGAATGAGTTTTAATAGTTTATCAATAAGTTTTATCATTAAAAATGTAGTAAACTACAAAAATGTAACCGCAAAATGTAGTAAAAATGTAGTATTACTACATAAAAATGTAGTAAATGAAAATAAAAAAAGACAGTAAAAATACTGCCTTAATTTATTCCCAGTAATCTCTTATAAATGGTATTTTGTAACCACGGATTGATTTACCATCAACTTTATATGGTTGGTTAGGTATTCCTCTCCTCATAAGCTCATTAGCAAGTGCTTTCTTTTCTTTTATATTAAGCTTTTCAGCTATTTCTGTAAGCTTGTACACTCTCAAATCATTACTTTCCCAGTCTACCTTGTCATCTAATATGATTGATATATCTGTTTGAGCATTAAATTGTCTATTAATTATTTTTTGTTTCGCTTCTTCCTCTTTGGTCAACCAATCGATACTATAATTAGTCAACCACATATCGTATACTGCGCCCCAAAACTCAAACATATTGAAATTGTCAAACTCTTCTATATTACAAGATTTAACAGGAATTACCCAAAACCTTCTTGAACCTGTTTCATCTTTTAAGAAATCTTTTTTATTAACATTAGCGATATAACTTGTTAGTCTTGGATATATTTCAGCTACACGTCCAAACGGAACTCTGTATTCATCTGTTGTATTAGTTAAAAACTGCTTAATTTTACCTTGGTCAGCTTTTAAAGTTGTATCTAATTCTGCTAACTCAACAAGAATATATTTAGTATTTTGGATCACGCTATCAGTTTTATCAGGGTCTAAAGATACTCCATCTTTGAATAAGTCATTAAGTGGCATTAATTTGCGTGCAAACGTTGATTTACGACACCCTTGTTCCCCTTGGAGTGTTAATACTCCATTAGAACTATAACGGTTTTCTAGCTCATTGTGAGCCATTTTAACAACATTTAGAAGCCATTTATAAAACAAAGTGAAATAATACTCCGCATCTTCTAAAGCGTCATCTTGAAGCGTTAAACACTTTTCAAACACATCAAGCACTATATCGTGATTATCATTTCTGTACTTCTTCAGCATATCTACAAAGGGATTTATTTCTTTTCTATTAGCTATATCAATTAAATATTCGTCGCATACCGCCCTATTAAGATTTAAACCTTCTTTCACTTGTAAATCATATACAAATGTCAGCATTTCACCTCTTTTTTTAAACTTTCTACCTTCCATTTGTAAAGTTAATTCATGAGTTATCTTATTCATAACTGGATTTATTCCATAATGATTTAACAAATATTCTAAATTTGCCATTGTCTTTATTGGAACTGTTCCGCCATCTTTTAAATACTTAACCTCCGGAAATTGTATAAGAGAAACGTTGCTCTTTTTATTCTTAACATCATTAATTGAAAAAACTTTTTTAGTGTTTTGCATTTTAATATCCTCCTTATTTACCATTAATTATTTCCATTATAGCGATATGAATAGGTTTTTCACCTCTCCAATTATCAAACGCTTTTTTCTCTTTTTCAGTAAGGTAGAATTTAACTTGTTTACTTCTCTTACGATTTTTCATATTATCACCTCGCAAGACAATAATAACATAGTGGGTACACACTTGTAAAGTATTTTTTTATTTGTTGACAAAATAATTAAGTAAGTGTATAATTAACTTATAAATATTCTTAGGAGGTATTATCATGGGTAGATTTATATGTGAAGCTATTCCTTATAATGGATTTAAGGAGAGAATTAAAATATGTAAGGAACTACAAAGGAAAAGAATGAGATTCAGTATAGAAGGAAATATTATATTTGTTTATTAGAGGAGGGGTGTAATGAAAATTTTTATTTTACTATTATTTTTATTTTTAATTTCTTTCACTGTTGAGTTTTTAAAAAATCATAATTGTGATCAAAAAACAATAAATTACTGTTTAATATTAGGTATGTTTCTAAGTTTATATGGTTTGTTCGAATGTATATTAAATATCTTAAATTAAAACGAGAGAGAGGGTTTTAACCTTCTCTTTTTGTGTTTAAAAGAATAAAAAAAGAAGAGGATTACTCCCCTTCTTCATTCTTGTAAGGTATATTTAAATATTCACAAACATCTTTAAATCCTAATTTATTCATACAATAATCATGTAGTTTAGGGTGTGTCTGCTCTAGTCTTTGGTATCTATTTTTACCTTTTTCTAAATGCACCCCAAACCCACAGAAAATACAACCTGTTCTTTTTTCTCCTGTAGTGTAATAATGCCAATGCCAACCAATATCACCATCATCATCTACTATATCAGCTTTTATTTTTCCATAAATAGAGCAGTAAGGAACTTTGAATCTTGCTAAGTACATTAAAATATCTTGTTCTGTCCAAAAGCTCATAGGTCTAGACATTTCTGAACCTTCGTTATAACTATTACAATTAGTTTTTAAATACGAACTTTCCCTCTGTAAACTTTCTTGTGCCATAGTTGCTACAACAGGTTTTCTTCCCGTTTCTTTTTCGTATCTTTTCAAAGGTTCTTTTTTTAGATAATAACAACATTTTTCGGTAACTTCGAATGGGGCATCTAATAAAAAGCCCCATTTCTTCATGTTAAACTTAGAACCTTCCAAACCTACAGTTAACTGTTTAACTCTAAAGGTATCTAACTTACCATCTTTTATATTTTGCTTCGCTAATCTAACTGCATTACTTACTTTTTTGCTTATCATTGGATAACCATCTTCTTTTATAACTTGCGAAAACCCCTTTTTAGGTCTAATCATTTCAACATTTTCTTGCGACATTGCAAATTTGACTATCTCAGGAAATTCAAGTCCAGTATTACTAAAAACTGCTTTTATATTAGGATATAGTTGTCTTGCTATATGCAATAAAACAGTGGAATCTTTGCCACCACTAAAAGCTATATAAGCGTTATCTAAACCTACCCATCTAACAAAGTTCTCTATCCTCCTTTTAGTCATCTCCACTTTAAACTCTAACGGGTAGTTTTGTTTGATTTTCAACACATTTTTATCCATAATAACCTCCTAAAATCCGAACCAATTAGGTAAATTATAAAGCCAATCAGCTATTAAAGCCCCTATAAACGCTATAGCAACAACCAATATTGGTGCTACAACTGTAAAAAACATATTTCTTAAAAACTTTCTATAATTCCATTTCATAATTAAAACCTCCAAACTTTTATTATACTTAAATTATAACATACTTAATTATATTGTCAATAATAAAATAAAAAAAGAGAGGATTTTTTCCTCTCGTCTTAGGGGTGAGTATAATTTATCAAAGGAGAATTATCATGTCCAAGTATATTATAGCAAAATTAAATATTATTGTCAATCTTTTAATATTTGTTCAATTAACTTTTCGTAATCTTCTCTATAATCCATTATAGCAGGTTTAAGCGTTGGTCTTGCGGGTTGCCTACTCGTCCCATTTTCAAGAAAAATCGGATATGAAAGCGGTGAACCTATCACTACTTTATTCTTATCTGCATACCATTGTGTACTGTTTCTAAACCTTCCAGTATCAACAACTTTTTTAGCAGTGATTATCTTTTGCCAAACCGAAACTATTTTCGTCCCTAAAGCTATAGCGATTTTATTCCCTCTATTCCCCATTTCTTGTTTAAATACGTTGGCGTTATTTTCAAACTTTATTTTCATTGCTTTAATTCCTTTAATTTTCTTTGCATACTTTTTATGTCTTTTATCAAGCTTGTTTTGCTTCTTTTTGTCTTTGACAATTCCCTTATTACATCATCTACTTTCCTGTTGCCAAATTGAATTCCGCTGACTGGATAGTATTGTTTCGCTAAATCTAAAGCTACCTTGTTTAGTTGCTTTTCTGTCATAACTTTTAATTCTTTATCTTGGTAAAATTTAACTTTATTCTCAACTTTCTTCTTGGTTACTTTTTTTGCTTTTTCTTTAGTTGTTGTTCGTTTTTTATTTTCCTCTTTTGTTATTTTAGATTCTTTAATTTTATTCTTTTCTTTCCTTTCTTGCCACTCTTCAAAACTCATTTTCCTAAGTTTTTCATCAAGTTCTTTTTCTTTTTCTCCTTTTTCAAAACCTACAAATTCAGTAGTCATAGTACATCTACAACGGATTACTTCTCTCGCTCCACCGTTTGGGTCGCCCGGGTACATCAAACCATTAACTAAAAGGCTTATCCAAGTCAACTATCTCGCCATTAACTCTCTGATGTGATTCCCTTGTTCTTTTATCCATTGTAGCTAACCATGATTTTTGAATCTTTAATCCTTGTTTTTCTGCAAACTTATAACTGTCTAATCTGCCAACATTCTCTATTCTAGTCGTTTCGGTTCTAGCAATTCTAAGAGAATCATTATAGTTCTTTTCAGTTATTTTTTTAATTCTTGAAGCTATCTTCTGCATACTCTCACCTTGTAGAAGTCCACTAGCAAGAGCTTTCTTTAATTCCTTATACAAAGTAGTCTTATCTGTTAAATCATCAATAGCCATCAAGGTAAACGGGTTTATCTCTTCTTTTAATAATAACTTGATAGCGTTTCTATTATAAAGAGTATATCCTATATCTTTAGCAACCGCCTTTTCTACTTCATAAGCACCCCAATTATAGTTTAAAGAATAAATGTCTATCATATCATCGTTCATGATATCCATAGCGACCTTATTGGCATTATTAACAACCAGTGACATTTCTCTTATAAGAGCTTCTAAACGCTTTTTCTGTTGTAATTGATTATATATCTGTTGTGCGTCTTTAGTAGTGTCTATTCGACTTATAACGGTATTTAATTTACTTTTTAATTCTCTTAAAGCATCAGAATATAACTCTTCAATATTTTTTTCTAGCTTAGCAAGGATTTTATCAGTTTCTTTATGTGCTTTATCCATAATATCACCTCTCTTTAATTATACAAGAAAAGAGATAGCATTACACTACCTCTTCTTTAGGCTCTTCTAACTTAAATTTATCAGCAACTTCTTCATCTATTAGTTGCTTTTCTAACTTAACATCATCTATCATAGGGTGGCTTCTTAAAGCAGTATCTAAACTCATTATAGAAGCACTAACAGAATTAATTATATTATTAATTACTTCTGTTTCATCTACTAACCTATTTCTAACGAAATTAATAGAATATTTCTCATTAGGTTTTTTGATGTATTCTAAATATAATTGGATTATATTGTCACAAAAATCTAAGCAACCAGTTTCAAATTCGTCGGTCTTTAAATCTAAGTCCATCATATTAGCTTTTATAGCAACGTTAGTTAAACTACCACCTGCTAATATAGAAGTATCAAGTCCCATAGCGTCAGAGTATATCGATTTATTTAACATATTTAGAATGGTTTCTCTAGCTTGGTATGGAACTTCTAAAGTGTGAGGAGTTGCGTCACCATCTTCGTCAACGTTTATCATTTTATACTGTTTTAAATCACTTAAAAAATCTCCCGCTTCTCCATTATAGTTTTTTAAAGCCCAGTAAATATCTTCGTTATCTTCAAAGTTGTTAGAGAAATCTGAATAAACAATATCGTATAAGTCGATTTTTTGTTTCAAAGCAAATGTAAATCTAGATGTCCTTATATCATTTGCATATAAAGGGAATATCGGAAGTCTACTGAATCCTTCTTGTCCGATTTCTCTCTCTTCTATAGCATCTTTAACGGTCTTGATAATGTAATTCTTCTTAGATTCTGTTATTTCTATCTTGTTCTTATCACACTTATACTCTGTCTTTCCATCTTCTTCATACAGTTCTATCCACATAGGTTTATCTGTATCTATCTGCCAAAACCTTATCCCYGCCCTAACTTGACCAGTTCTTTCATCTTCTAGCGGTATAAATTCAGTTCCTCTCCATATATCAATATCAAACTGTCCTTTAGAATTAATAAAACAATAGCCCCAACCAACACCATCTACAAGCGCAGCAGTTCCACATCTTTTAAGTTTAATATCGAATTTCTTCCCTAAACCTTCTTTGACTTTTTCTTCTGTCATAAGCCCGTTTGCTAATAGATAACTAACCTCTTGCTTAATTATCTTAGGGAATAGCGTATTAGCAATTTTATTATTAGCCTTGAACTTATCTACTACTTGCCTTCCTAAGCTATCATAAAGCCATTTAAGACGGTTCTTAATCTTTGTGTTTTCTTCTCTATAATACGCTTGTGCTTCTATAGCGTTGTTATATTTACTTGTTCCTTTAAATTCCTGTATAGCCTGGAGGATAAATGAAGCTTTATCCCCACTAGCTTGAAAGTCTTGGAATGTTTTCATTTTATTCCTCCTTTTCTAGTTCTCTCTTTAAATAAAATATAGCCTTTTCTAAATCTTGCTTTTTATTCCCTTTGTGTTCACATCTAGCAATATACTTTATAGCGTTGCCTAAAGAAAAACCAAGCCCCCAGTCCTCTATAACATCTATAACTTCATATTTACCTTTATTATAGTGGTTTGGGTGGTTTACCATGTCTTTATTCATCTTAATACCTCCTAAAAAATCTTATTTGCACTAAAGCTACGTTTCTGTTTTCTTCTTGCTATATCCATTATAGCATACCTAACTGCATCTATATAGTGGTCATTCCCGTCTGGATATTTACTTATAAACTGCCCATCTTTATTCATCTCATACTCATAACCTATAAATTCCTTAGCGGCGTTTGGAGTTCTTTTCTTATCAATTACAATTTCATCTAACATCTGCAAAAATTTATAAGTGAAATCCCTACTATCAGGACCTTTTTTAGCTTTTTGCATATTTAAGCCATATCCTCTCATTTCAGAGATAGATTTAGGGTCAGCACTATCTGCAACAATAGGTTTTTTGTAGATATTTGGTTCTTTTTCTAGTATTTTATCAGTTAGTTTTTTATTGCTTAATCCCTGTTCGTATATTTCATCTATAATATAAAGCTTGTTGTTCTTATAATGGATTTTACACCAAGTTGCAGGGTCTATACTAAATCCAAAGTCAACACCATACTCAAATTCCTCCATATTATTTATTTCCTCTTTTGTTATTTCTCTTATAATTACATTATCAAATACATTTCCACCAGTTCCAGTTACTTCACCTAAATATTCATGTTTGTAAGCTTCTTCTTTTACATTCTTTAGATGTTCAGCTTCTATTATAAATTGTTGCCCTAACCAATCAGACGGAACAGTTAAATAGGTACTATGGTGGATCAACCTGTCTTCTCTATCAATTAGTTGCTCTTCATTAACCCAATTATTCTTAGATTTAGGAGGGTTAAAAGTATAAAACACCCAGTTATCACCATTCTTTCTTATAAAAGACTGTGTCATACTTCTTATCTCTTCCATGCCATTGAACTGATCTAACTCCTCATACCACACAATTCCTATTCTACCGAATGGAACGGTTATACCTTTGGCTTTCATAGGGTCGTCGCAACCTAAAAAGATAATTTCTTGATTAGTTGGAGTATAAACAATCTTCAAAGGAGATTTATAAACCTTAAAATAACCATTTAATCCTAAATCATTTATAGACCAAATCATCTGATTATAAACAGAGCCTTTTAATGTTTGCCCTACTTTTCTGACTATAACAGCGTGGCAATCATTATTAGCCATTATAAGAAGAGGAATAACCTTAGATACAAACGAACTCTTGGTACTTCCTCTCCCTCCTTTAAGCATATAATGGGTGTGATTATGTTCCATAACATCATAAAGTAAATCATCGAAGTTCGGTGCTATTTTCTCCAAAAAATTAATCTCTCTTGAATACAATGTTAACACCCTCTACCTTTTGATCTACCTCTTTCTTATCTGTCCAATCATAGTTATTTTTCAATGCAAATATAATCCCTGTTGTCGGTTGTCCTGAACTTTGCAATCTTTCTTCTGTATTCATTAGCACTCTTTCTTTAGCCCTTTTTACAGTGCCGAAATACGCTTCTTTTTTACCATAGTTTATAAGGGTTTGCCTGTCTATTTCTAAGTAATACGCTAAACCGCTCATAGTCATAGGTTTTTTATTAATTTCACAATACTCAAAATATTCGTCTATTCTTCTTTTTAACTCTTCTTCTGTTTTGAATAACAAAGGTCTTCCCATACCTCTACACCTCGCTTTCTATCTACATTATACCATATTTACACAATAAAAAAAATACACCTCTTTCGAGGTGTAAAT